GAGTCTTTGATTCTATGGACACTGGGGCGTCTGTTGATCCGCTGTTTAAGCTTTGGATGCGGTGGTGCCGTAACCCTATACTTCGCAAGAAGATCAAAGACGGCAGAGGAGATGACTTCTCTCGCAGGTTCTTTGAGTTTATCGACATGAAGTACGTGCACCCACGACTCAAGATTGAGTACATGGAAGAGCACGGACTGAGTGAAGAACTCGCAACTGAGCGAGCCACTATGTATCAAGTTAAAATCACCAAAGAAGGTTTGGTCAATGCGTTCAAGGTCTCGAGAGAGATCATGCACAAGTATGACTCTGAGACTGGGGAAGAGATTCCTCGTTACACTCGCACCTTCAATCCTGACACAGGTGAGATTGACAGTGATGGACTCCCCGAACACGTGGAGGACAGACTGTTCGAGCCTGCTGTCTGGCCCCATGGTGATAAGTTTTACTGCGAGGGTGCCAATGGCTACTCTGAACCACAGTCTTTCATCAAGGTTGGTTGTACACACAGACTCCCATCATGGGATATGGTGAACACCGACGACGAGAGAAGCTGTGTCAAGGGTCTGCATGTTGGTGGACTTCGCTACATTGCTTGGTACACAGGTGAGATTCACAATGTATTTGTCGACCCAATGCACGTCGGTGCTGTCCCTGATTCAGAGGATGGCGCTATTCGTTGTCTGCAATACTTCGTACACTCCAGCCTCGTTGGTGTGAACGGCAGTATGTATCATTCGTCAAAGTATGCTGCTCTCACAGATGAGCAGTGGGAAGAAATGAAAGAAGAGATAATAGCAGATTACAATAAGACAGCCGACGAAGTTGGGGAAATAAAGGTGCTGTGATATGAGCAGCATCGAGAGACTACCCAGAGACGGGAACATTTGTCTGATAGACGCAGACTCTCTGATATACTATGAGATGCACAAGCCAACTCTTGAGGAGGCTTTGTATGGAATAGATGAGAGAATCAACAGTATGCTCACTGCATGCAATACATCTATGTATGTTGGTTTCCTCACAGAGAAGAACTGCTTCCGCTATGGAGTGACTTCTGATTACAAGGGTAATCGGAAAGGCAAGCCTAAGCCAATCATCTTTGACTCTATCCGCACGTACATGATTCAGAAGTACAACTTCTGGGGTGTGCCTGGATTCGAGGCTGATGACTTGGTAAGCTACTACTCCTACACTGATCGGCGCTCAACCATTATCTGTTCACCAGATAAGGATGTGCTGTACCAGTGTGTCGGTATGCATTTCAACTATCAGAAGAATGATTTCCTTCATACTACCCCAGACGAAGCACTGAAGTTCCTATGGAAGCAGGTGCTGATGGGTGATAGTACTGACAATATCCAGGGCATTCCTGGTGTCGGTGAAAAGACTTCAGACAACTGGTTGAAGAACCGGAAGAACGACTTCGAGGCATTCGCCCTGAAGAAGTATGTCGAGAAGTTTGGTATGGTGCAGGGCATCATGAAGTTCCACGAAACATTCAGGTTGGTGTATCTGTTGAAGACACCCGAAGATGTGCTACGTGAGACGAACATGTCCCTGCCTGCACTAGAAGTCGACGCCGTTGAAAAAGAGGAAGAGCTATGGTGATATGTCAGGACATACAATTCAGCCCGGTTAACGGGAGGAGTGTGCGTCTGACTGGGGATCTCTCTAAGTGTGAAGAACAGAAGATTCACAATGTAATTATATCCCTCAAGTGGCAATACCCAGACCACGAATGTGTTATCAAAGCAGGACAGACTATTAGGGCCCATGGTCCTAAGTCTCCCTACAAGGCTAACATCATTCGTCCTGGGTTAAACCTGCAGGGCAACTTGGTGTGCTACGACTTATCAGTGGCTAAGCTCACAGACAGCAGCATCTTTCTCCTACCCTTCATGGGTGGGAACAGAAGCCTGATGCTGTGGGACTCACTGTTTGTCAATGCATTCTGTGGGACAGTGGATGACAAGGACTGTATTGCCTTGCTCTACCGCTTCTCAGGGACACCTATCTTTGCACGATTTGAATCTGCACTGTGCTCGTTCAGAAATTTCAGGCGGCGGTACGATCCTGATCCGTACCACGTCTTGTTTGTGTTCGATGTGCCAGACGATGCAAAGGACTCCTACGACTACTACATGGACGGTAAGTATTCACTTATCGATGACATATGGAAGTTGAAGATATTGGAGTTCCACAACTTTGACATCGATGGACACACTGGGAAGATTCTCTTTCAGTCTGACGATCTCAAGAAGCAACTCGAGGAGACGCTCGATGTGGTCCTGCCTTACAAGGCAGAGCTGCACAGCAAACCTAATATGCTGAATGAGATATTTGATGCAGACTATTACGCTCCCAGCAAACCATTTATATGAACAAACAAATCAAAGAAAAGCTTGGGGACTGGTGGCCGGTCCTCAAGCCCGTCTTTGACAGCCAGAGATTTGTGGCGCTGCGTCAAGAGCTAGGTAAAGAATACAACAGTAACGTTTGTTACCCCTCTCCAGGTAATGTATTCAGAGCTTTTGAAGTGACACAGTTCCACGATCTCAAGGTTGTCATACTAGGACAAGATCCATACCACAACGGTATAGCTACTGGACTAGCTTTCGCTACAAACAACGGGAAGATGTCACCCAGCCTTAGGAACATAGTCAAAGAACTCCACGACAGTCATGGTCTGGATGTCCCGAGTGACTTTGACACGAGCCTTGAGAGCTGGGCTAAACAGGGAGTTTTATTGCTCAACACGTCACTCACTGTGCGTGAGAAGCAGCCAAACTCTCACAAAGAAATCTGGAAAGGGTTTACTGAGCAGGTAATGAAGCGCATCGTAGCCAACCACAGGAACGTAGTGTTCGTGGGGTGGGGCAGAGATGCAGCTGAGCTACTTACGAAGTGCTATGTACGACACGAAGAACCAATCATGTCCCTCTTCCCTGAGGAATGTGAGACTTCACACTATCTGTTAACCGCACCGCATCCTGCGGCTGAGGCATACAGTGGTGGGAAAGCTGGATTCTTTGGGTGCAATCATTTTCTCAAGATTAATGAGTATCTTGATACCCCCATAGATTTCTTAAACCCAGTTACAGATGAGCGACGGCATTTGGTTCCAGGAGACGAGCAGTACGTATCCCTTTATCCCGAAGGATAAAAAGGAAAGACTTGACACGATAGCAGATGCTACCGTAATTTTAGAAGGCATCCACAAAATGCTGGTGGAGAAGAATACAGCCTACGGAGATTCTGCATTGAACCCGCTTAGATTGTTCTCCAGAGCAGATGCGGTCGAGTCACTCTGTGTCCGGATAGATGACAAGATAAATCGCATCAAGAACCGAGGTATCACGCCAGATACTGAAGACTCTGTTGCAGATTTGATTGGATATCTTGTACTGCTACAAGTAGCAAGAAAGAGAAAGGGGGCATAAGCCCCCTTTTTTTAAGCCCCCTTAGTCAAACCAACGTAGCTTCTCCTCTACTGCAGCTGTACTACCTTCCTTCAAGAAGGATGTCTGCCACCCATTCAGGACAGGTGTAACCTTCTTGATGTGGTTGATCAGCTTCAGGTCTCCCTTCTCTGCTGTACCAGTTCTTCTCTGGTATCTAATCTTATCCTCATCTACCAGTCCCACTGCGTGGCCTGGGAGTTGGATGAACATCTGATTCATTATTGTTGCGTACCTACCCAACCAGTTCACTGTTGCCATGGGTGACCTTGCAATGTTGATTGCTTCACCTGGGTTGTAGAACTGCATAAGTTCTGTCTGCAATCTCCGTGCTTGGTATGCACCGAACGCAACCAAGTAGTTGTCCTCTTCATCGTCATCCAACATTCCGTTGAGTGCGGAGAAGATCACCATAGTTGCCATGGTCAGGCCTGCTTCAAATGCTGTACGTGTCACGTTCTGCTTGTCCACATCAGACATCATATCGTACGCATCACGGATGCTACCCTTCTCGTAGACAGAGGCCAGGAAGCTACCGAACGACAGGTACATGCCTCTGGTCATCTCACCAAGCTCGTAGTCAACATGGTATGGATCACCGTGGCCAAATCTCTTACGCAGCCCAGGTATGAAGTAGTTGCGGAACAGGAGCAGCAACTTACCTATCGCACGTCTGTTGCCCATGGCTCTGTCAAAGCTACCCTTGATCTGGTTGGTGCGCTTGTTTACACCATGGATCTTAGCAATGACTTGGCTACGTGTCACGTTTGCAACACGTGGGTCGATAGAGAACTTACCCTTCTCGTCCTTGACAAGCATGTCCCACAAGTCAGCCTCTTCACCTTTCTCGTTAAGCAACACCTTGCCGTTGGCATCCTTGAGCTTACCCTTGTAGCTTCTCAAGACTGCAAGCATACGCACACCAACAGACTCATGTTCAACAGCATGTTGTAAAGCAAAGGCTGCATCAGACTGCATGGCTTTCTTAAGCTTGCTGCCTGTGATACCCTTACCCATGTTGTCGGTTGTCTCGTTCATGGCATCGAACATCTGCATAGCCTGCCCAAGCTTAGACTTGGGTACAAATGCACCAAGGTCACTGAGAGCTGCCTTGGCTCCTAGGTAAGTCTTGGTTGCCCATGCCATGTCTGAGGTGCTGAAGAACTGTCCTGCAACAGCTTCCTCTAATCCCATCAGGTTATCCAGGACAAACTGGTTACCGACCTGCAGTGTGTTGAATGCCAAGTTGGCTACAGCTGTAAACCCTGCAGCCTTACCTGCAAGCTTGCTGATGTTCATACCCAACACAGCTCCTTGGTCAAGGTCAAACTGTCCGTAGAAGACAGAGTCAACAAACTCCTTGAGGTGTCTGTATGTGTAGCTGCTTTTAGGATCACCTGTAGCATACTCAGTGATGCCGAGAGCTCTTCTGCTTACCTCATCAAGTATGCGGTTACCTGTGTTCTCATCTATCTCAAGAGTTGCCCTGTTCTCATGTGCATGCATCATGGCTTCCACAAGACCAACAACCTTACCCTTCTCTTGGAACATGTTAGACATGTGTGTGAACTGCGCCAAGCTAGCTGCAATGTCACGTGACACATCCTTTGCGGGCACTCTGTTGGTGTAGAATCTTGGGATAGAGCTTATACCTTCACCATCAGCAGTGGTCATCATACCGAACTCTACGTCTGTGTCCTGCTTCTGGAAGTCAACCAACACTTCTCTACCGGCTTCCTTCCATCCTTCTTCTTGGAGCTTGGCAAGCTTATCCTTACGGACAGATGGCATCACATACGAGTGCTTGTTCCAGCTATCAACAAACAGTTGGCTCTTACCAATCTGGTCCTGTGCCTTCTGGTAGCTCTCAAGCACAAAGTCATAGTAAGCCTTCAGCTCTGGAGTAGACTGTATCTTCTTGTACTTCTCACTTACGTAGCTTTCATTAGGTACAGCCAAGTCACCTTTCCAAGTGTCAGTTGTACGATCGTAGCTACGGTTCATCTTGAGCTGCAAGTCTTTCAACTCAGCCTCAAGCAGACCCTTTCTATCCAAGCTGGTCTCTTGTGAAATCTGCACCTGCAGTCTACCAGCTCTCTCCTCCATGGCAGCCCATGTAACTTCTGCACCTGGTGCCTTCTCTGTGTTCTGCTTGTACCAAGCAGTCAAGTCTTTGTTGTAGTCCTTAGAAGCTTGGCTCTCTCTCCACGCTTTGTACTCCTCTGAGTCCACATCCTTAGGTCTACCATGGATAACAGCAAGTCTTTCATACTCTGCTTCACGTGCCTTGTAGAACTTGTCGGTGTCGTACTGTTGCACAAGTGCCAGGACCTCTACATCACCTACAGTTACAGTGGTCAACAAGTCCTCGTTGAACTGTGCCTCGTTGAAGTCACCGCCCTTGAATGACTTGAACTCTTCATACTTCTCCTCCAGCTCAAACAAGAAACCTCTTGTGTTCTCTGTAGCATTGTTCAATGCGTCCTTGATAGCCAGTGCAAACAACTGCATGTTGCCTTCACGTGAGTAAACAAGTGGGTCCAGCATAAAGGAGAATGCGTTCTTACTTCTGTGTGCATCACGCAACTCCTGTATCATCTGGTCTCTACCAGGACGCTTCTTCTTAAGTCTATCAACCTTGAGCTCGACCAACGCATCGATGTAATCCTCTTCACTTATCTCATCGTTCTTTCTCCTCCTACGCAGAGCAAGGAACTCTGGATCACGCGTCATGAACGCTCTCTTCCTGAAGCCTGCAATGTCCTTGGTCTCACGGATACGTGCAATCTCAGCATCGATCTGATCTGCAAGACCGGTGTCTGCATACGTCAGCAGAGTATCTGCAAGAGTTGGGATGACAACATCACTATACTCTTCCTCTAACAACTCCAGTCTTGCCAAAGAGTTCTGCAAGTCCAGGTACACATCAGTCACTGCACTTGCCTTAGCGTCCCCGAAGTTCATGCGGTTCAACAGCTTTAACACTTTGTTGACTGTAGACTGCTTGGAGTTGCTGTTGTAAAGACTGTCAAGTGTTTCCTTCACCTCTGAGATCTGCTGCATCAGCTTCAATCTTTCCTCTCTGGTGAGAGGTTGATCTTTCTTAGCATAGATCTCATCCATCAACGTCTCAAGTCTTTCAACTCTTGCAACAACGTATTGCTGGAAGTGCAAGAAGTCTGCAAGCTCCTGCTGTCTCTCACGCATCTCAGAGATTCTGTTCTCCAAGGCTTTTATCTCAAGCAGTCTGTCCTCAGTACGCTCTGTCTGTGGGAGGTTCTGCAGTCTAATCTTCTGACGAGTCAAGGACTTCAACACATCCTTGGTTACATCTTCTATGTTCTGCTCCAAGGTAACAGATCGCTGCACCTTAGCACTCACTTGATTCACCAACTGCTCTGCTCGGATCTCTGCACCGAACATCTGTTCAGCCAACATGGCTGCAGCGTTAGGCTGTATACCAAACAGCTTACCAATGGCACGCAAGATCTTGTTGACTATGCGCTGTACTTTGGATGGGTTCTTACGCTCCAGCTTTGCACCCTCGAGTCCAATGGCTGTTACGAGTATCTCCTTACCAAGCTCAAGTCCCTCAAGATTAGGGTACTTGGCTTTGACTGCTCTAGCCAACGCAGGGTTGGCCTTGACAATCTGTTGCACATACTTCTTGACCTCGTTCTGCGGCAGCATATCCACAAGGATGTGACCAAACTCGTGGTACACTGTGTCATCTGTCATCTGGTTGGGGTCAAGTGTAACAATCTTACCCTCTACCTGTCCCTTAACTCCAGGCGCAAGCTCACCAAG